TGCACCAGAGAAGTCAGTATCAGCTTCGTTAAACAGGGCTTCTGAGCCTGTCTGAGAAGAGTAATGCGACTTCATGGCAAAGATAAGACCAGTAGGTCCAGTCATGGGCTGAACACCAGCAACATCGTATGCCATCAGATTAGGAAGGGCACGACGGACCAGGCTAATCAGAATGGGATCATAGTTGTCGATGCTTGATCCAGTTGCGTTTGCGTGAGTTGCTTCTGAAAACAGAGCTTGCTTTTCTTCACGAAGAGCTTTCTCTTGGTTTTCCAAAACAACAGTAGTTACGGCTCTACGATGAGAGTCCTTAATAGCGGGCAGGTCTTCGTGTTCGAGAACCGGGCTCCACTTGTTTTGAAGTTCTTCTGAAAGATACATCTAAGTTTCTCCTTACTTGGTTGTGTATATATTACTTGTTATTTATAAAAAATTACTTTTTAACTGCTTTGCTAATAGCTTGAGCGTAAATGTTTACTGGGCTAGACTCAGAAATAAATGCCTCGTCAACAGTATCTTGCATTTTGTCTTCTTCAGATGCTTTGACTTTAGGAAAATAGTTTTCCTTGATTACAGCAACTTTTTCAGAGAAAAGATCCTCATCATCGAAGTCAACATTCTCTACCAACTTGGCTAGTTTTTCTGCTTCAGTAACAGTCAGGTCTGTAGATGCTTCAGAAAGAACCTTGTTGCGAAGAAGATTAGTCTTCTCGCTAACAATTTCCATCTTCTCAGCAATGCTTTCGTCTAGTTTGGACTTGAGTTCATCAATCTGTGTTTGCATTTCGCCGAGAACATCGTACTTCTCTTCAGGAACCTGAATGTAATGCTCTGCAAAAAGATTCTGTAGTCCACCAATGAAACTCTCAGTGATTTCGGTTCTAAGACCTTTTTCGATTGCGAGTTCATTTTCTTTCATCCAGTTTTCAGCCACATAAGAAAGGTAAGAATCAATCTTCTCTACCATTGCGTTCTGAAACTGCTCTTGCTCTTGTGCATATTCTTCTCTGAGTTCAGCTTCAACAGCTTCCATCTCAGATGCAACTCTAGCAACAACTACGGCTTCAAAAATATTAGCAGCCTTAGTCTTAAATTCTTCGCTAAGATGCTCTTCGTCAGCGAAAAGAGAAGTGATGTCGGCTTCAAAAAGAGTTTCGTCATCGCCTTCTTCAACTTCAACTTCTTCATCTTCAGCAATTACTTCTTGATCTTCTTCAACTTCTTCTTCGGCTTCTTCACGAACGCCTGCTGAAGATGCTTGATTCACAACAGAAGCAGGATCTTCTTTGCTATCAAAGTTAGGTGCATCGCCTGCGCCTTGACCTTTGGGCAAAGTGTTGTCCTTAGATGCTTTTGCAGAGGCAGCTTTACCAACAGGTGAAGTCAATCCACCTTTGTCGTCTGCGCCTGAAAGGTCTTCTTGTTCTGGGTTGGGGTTTGAGCTACCTTGAGCGGGTGCCGTTTTGTCGCCAACATCTTTAGAGTTGGGCAGACCAGCTTTTTCCTCAAGGTCTTGAGTCTCTTCAACAAGAGCTTGAGTAGCGTCTACTTCACCCTTATTGCCGAGTAACTCCCTAATTTTGGATTCTACAGCCATTTAAAGTCTCCTTAAAGTTTTGTGTCATCTGAGTTTATTTATATTAATTTAAATTTTGGAAAGCCTTTCTAGGAATGAACTAAAGACTTGCATTTTTGCTTCCTCTAGTTCACGGCTAGATGCTTTACTGATAATTTGTTGTGCTTGTTCCATTTCTCTTGCTGTCCAGACACCATCTACCATCACCCACTCTCTGCTTTCCATGATGCCTTGTACATATGCATCAGGTGCAGAAGGGTCAGCCACGATGTCTGCCGCTGTGGCAAGCATGAAATCATCCTGTACTTCATTGATACCGTTCTTTTCTTTGATTGATCCAAGACCTCTAGAGCTAACACCTAATTGTGCGCCAGCCTCAATAAGATTTGAGGCAATTTTTCCCATAGGTGTTTCTAGAATCTTTGCTTTACCAACCCAATTGTCACCATCTTCTTTAAGGGACACGATCATATGGGATACGCGGTCAAGATTGAGAGAAGGTCCATCAGGGTGACCTAGTTCACCTAACGCTCTTTTCTTATCAATCTGCTCTGCGGTATATCTAGCAACTTCTTTCTGCATAACCTCTTTAGGATATACACGACCGTTTCTATTCTTCAGATTGGATTGCAAAAAGACACCCTCAATATAAAGAGTTTTCTTTCCGTCCTTCTCTTCTTGGATATACTGGAGCTCTTCGTTAAGTTCTTTAATTAGTTTCATTAGCCTAAATCTCCGTCAGCACCTTGGTGTTGTTGTGGACCATATCCAGAAATCTTATTGACAGAGACAATAACTGTACCTGCGCCATCCATATCAACTTCAATATCAGATCCGTTTTCTGTGTTTTCTGAGAATCCATAGAATTCTAATTTACCTGAAAGTCTCAAGGTGTATAAGACTTTAGAGTTTCTTGTAATCGTACCAGTAACACCATCATCCAGAGACCAGTAAATAGCCGAGATGTCCACTGTAGGACTGCTCTGTGTCTCTGTAGATTTTTTAAGTGTAGTTGCTAGTGCAATTGTCCCAGTTGCGGGCGTACTGCCATCTTCGCGGACGGCGACCACGCCTTGAACCTGAGTTAATTTTAATGTGTCTAGGGTGACCGCCATTTAATTTCTCTCCTCGTTACTTCTTTTTCTTATGATTGCCGTGTGAGCTTTCTTCAAGTACTTCAAGAGCATATGTCTCGCATGTCTCTATACCATGTTCAAACATAACTTTATACCACCAAACTTTACCTTCAGCATCGGGTTCAGCATGTTCTCCCATAATTGGCTTACCTTCACCAAACTTAGGGTGAAGTACTTTCATGGCACACATATGAGTAAGTTTAGGATCTTCTGAGCTACCTTGTTTAGGGGGAGTAACATCTCCCTCAACACCAGTTTCTGCAGGATGATTTGCAGTAGGCTCTTCTTTAGCAGCCTTCTCAACGGGCACTGCCTCTTCAGGCATGTTTAGTTTTGCCTGTTGTTTGTGCTTTCTCATGGCACGGCGTTCCGCTTTTGAACGAATTTCTTCCGCATCTTCTGTTGCTGATTCTCTAAACTCGTTAAATTTCTTCATCTTCTTGCTCAGCCTCTTCGGGCTCCTCCGATTCTGTTTCCGGTAATTCACCATCCATCTCCTGAGGGGTATCATCCTGTACTTCTTGTTCGTCTTCTACTTCTGCATCTACTGCACTATTGTAAATAGATGCCGCAATCTCTGCCTTTCTATCTGCAACAAGATTGTCTGCTCTTACATTCATGATGCTATTAAAAGTATTCTGTGCATCAGACAAATCTCCATTAGCCCATTTGTCCATCATGTCTCTGATGGCATCTTGTCTAGCATCTTCTGGACTAATTTCTATTTCTGTTTCAACTTCGCTCATAAATTATCACCTTCTGGTTGAGGCTCTACAGCCTGTGCTTCATTATTTATCTCTGAATCTATATTCTGTATTTCTTCATCTGTTAGCATGAGAATGTTCTTTTGTACATACTCTTTACTGAAGAATTGTCCAACAAATCCAGCGACTCCATTTAATACTTCAATTCTGCTTCTTAGAATCTCTTGATTCTTAGACTCAGTGTAGTAAGCATCAGATGCAAACTTATATTTTAAGTCTTGCTTAATATCTTGCCAATCATCGTCAGTTATAATACCCTTTAAAACTAACTGTGTTCTGAGCAAATCATCAAACAGACCACTAAATCTTCTACGCAATTTCGCAACAAATTTTGTAAACTTCAATTCGTCACGATTAATTTCAGCAGACCTACCAAAGTTTAGACCCGCTTGCTGTTCCAATCTAGAAACAGGAACATTCAGAGATTGATATAGTTTTCTCTGAAAATATTCAATGTCGCCTGTTTCACCTAAATTCTGTCCTCCTGGCAATGTTTGAATCTCTGTTCCTCTGCCACCTTCTCTTCTTGGTAGCCAAAAGTCTTCAAGCATTGACATAAACTTTTTATCATCACGAATCTCTCCTGTACCGGCATCGTAAACAAGTTTGTTACGATAACGATCCATGATGTCTTTTAGATACTGTTCTGCTTTTAGTCTAGGCAGGTTGCCAGTATCAACATAAAAAATTCTTCTTTCAGGAGCCCGTGTAATACGATAGATTACAGCGGCATTCTCCATCATTCTTAGTTGATTCGCTGGGCGAATCGCTTTATGCAAGAATGACAAAGGAATATTTTTATCTTGATCCACTAGTCCTGAAGGGCAATATGCAATCGCATCTTTTGTAATCTTCAATGCTTTACTATCAATAGCAGTTGAAGGATTAATCTGTCCAGGCTTAGTAGCAATTCCTTTATCATCATAGATAAAGTATTCTTTTATCTCCTTAATAAACTGTACACCAGTTTTAGGATCTTTCTCTTTTTTTACTTCCCTAACAAGCCTAATTTTTCTAGGGTCGATATATCTAATATCAGTTATACCCTGCTTAGGTTTTGCAGAGTCAATTACTTTATGAAAGTATATTCTTCCGTCAATATACCATCTTCTAAAATAATCTTGTGCCCTATTATTGAAATCAAACAATCTAAGCACTTCATCAAACTCATTATGAATTGCTTTTTTTACCGCCGCGGAAACTTGAACACTGTCTGTATTCAACTGTATCGGCTTTTCATCATCTAAATTAGATATGGTATCGTTTACAATGTCTTCAATAGCGGCATCAACATCAGCCATCATTGAGATATCACGATACCTTTTGATTAGTTGTTCTTCGGTGTTAGCAACACCCTCAACATCAAAATAGGTGCCATAATAACCACCCGCTCGGATAGCATCAATAGCACCATCTTCGGAAGGAGCGACAAACGACTTTTCAGTCGCCTGCCGCTTTTTCCTGTTCACTTCAAATCCAAAAATTTCCATTATATTTTTCTCCTACACACCTATAATTAGCTATTAGCTAACATCATAG